CTAAACGGTCACGAGTAGACTGTTCAAGCTGTTGCTCACCCATAGCACCATACATACCCCCTAAGCCACTAGCGAATGCACCAGTGTTTTGTCCAAGGGCTGTAGAAGCTCCTGAAAACGCCTGTGAGCCGAGATCACCCAAACCCTGTACGCCACTACCTAAACCACCTAAACCACTCAATGCAGAGCCTTGTAGACCGCTTACGAGCTGTTGTTGTTGTGGAGATAATGTCTGAGACATACCTGTAGGATCAAACTGTGTTGTAGCCCCACCTGTTGTTACAGTGTAAGGACGGAACTCAGCAGCTTGTCCAACACGAGTGGCAATATCTGTAGCAGCTTGCTCTAATTGTGTAGGTAGTTTACGAGCTTGCTCAATACCTTCTTCGGTGATGTAGGCTGTACCTGCTCCACCTAGTAATTCACTAATAAGTGACATTAGTATGTACCTCCATCTAATGTATCAATAGTCGCTGTCCCTGTCACTGATAGTGTAGGGACTGTTACTGTACCTGTAAACGTAGGGGAGGCGGTATCTGCCTTTGTCGCCACCGCTGTAGACACTGCGTCAAACTCTGTGTTAATTTCACTTCCTCGGATAATCTTAGAAGGGTTACCTGTAGGAAGGTTGTCTTTAACTGCGAAGTTTGTTGTTTTTGTATAATTACTCATATCACTCTACCTATAATTGCTTGCGCTGTCATTCGCTGTATGGACAACGGAGCGTCATTAATGTTTGCTTCAATACCAATCTGTACCACTTGACCACCACCACTCGCATTAACTGTTGGGCGGTTAACAAGAATACCTGCGTTATATTCACCAATACCATATTCTGCAATACCGTATTCAGCAATCTTTTGAGATGCTAAGGTAAATACACGTTTCTTGTAGCTGTAGCTATAGTCATATCCCCAGTTAAGAACTACGTCTGTATCGTTACCACCCACTACACTAATCTTTAAGTTCTTTAGTAGCTTGAGGTTCGAGGATGCACCAAAGTCTAAGTAGCTTGAGAAGTATGCCATTTGATAGACACTACCGCCACTACCGTCTACAGCAACACCGTCTACATAGCCATCATACTCTGCGATACCTGTAGCCTTGCCAATGTAAACTTTATTATTAGCTGTGTAGTATAAAGCACAGTTTGGATTGATACTATCCCACTTAGTAACTCTTGCACTACCGTCTTGTAATTTAGCCCTCATATCAAAACAGTAGGTTGTACCGCTGTCCTCAATAATAAGAAGATAGAAAGCCTCATCAGGACTATATACAGACTTGTAGGAATATTCACCGGACTGTACAAGTTCTGTAAGCTCGTTACGTACATTCTTAGACAAGTCGCCAATAGGTGCAGACTTCTCTTGAATAGTACGGTTGATGGAGCGTACACCTGTTTCAGATAAGAATATTAAATCGTTACCTGTAGGCTGTATAGTTTTGTGAGACAAGCAACCGATGTTGTTAATAGTATCTGCTAGTTGCATAGTTGCAGGGTCAGACGCACCGCTGTAAATAACTATCTGTCTTTCACCGAAGATAAACAAAAAGTTGTTGTGCATAGCAAGACCAGTGATTGTATCACCACCAGACTTCCACACTTTGTCTACATTGATACTACCGCTTGAACCAGTGTCCCACTGCATACCAAGTAATAAATCACTAAAGTAAACAGTAGTGCCTTTAGCAATCCATAAACGACCAAAAGCCCCTAAAACTATATCTCCTTGAGGGATTGTTCCTGAGTAGTTAGGATGATTAGACACGAGGTCACACGTAGTGCCATCGTAGTATAAAGGGTCTTGGTCTTCACGAACAATGTACGTTATGTCATTTAAGGTGTCGTAGTTAAACTCCCCATCTGTCACTGTGTAGCCAACAGGTGTAATATCAGTGAGTGTGTCAACACCTTTGTAAATAGCACTATCTGTAGCACTGATAAGCTCTGATGTACCATCAGCATTAATATGCTCGTGCATAGTTACAATGGGATTTGTGGTGTTGTTTACGTACTTATAACCTTTTCTAGCACCTACACGACCATAACGGTCAATGACACAATTATCTGCAATCAAAGCAAACTGCTCTGTCAAATCTGTAGGACTGTCTTGTGTATTAAGCCCAAAGAAAGCAGGAGCTTGTATAGCAATGGATTGTAATGGTTTAGCCATGTCTACACCTTATAACACGTCAAAGACGAGTTCCCCTGCATTATTTCCTGCGTCTAATGCAATAGCATTGGCTAGGTCATTTTGAGCGATAACAAGTTGCTCCATAGCTCCCTGCCCACCAGTCTCACCACGTTCACGCAAGGCATAAGCAAAAGCTAGTTGCACAATAGGTTGTACAGGTAGTTTAGTAGTATCACTGTCAGTAGATAAATTTGTATTACGTAAAACAACATTAACTGTAATTACATAAGAATCATCAGGTTTAGGATACAAAACAGCTTTAGCATCGTTGTTGGAATCTGTTCCGTTTAAACACCAATATTGAGGAGAGCCTGTGTTTGTAGATTTAATTTGCTTATCTAAAATAAACCCTTTACTACGTTGACGAAGCTCTGTGCTTTTTGTTTCATTATACACAGACATCACTTCACTACGAATACCAAAATCTGTTAATGAATATATATCCTGATTAGCTTGTGTAGTGAATGTAATTGTGTCTCGTAAACTAGACCAATCCCAAGAAGCTTCTACAGAGTTAACAGCATCATTAACAAAGTCTCCGATAAGACTACTATAGTCTGTTTCATTAACAGTAGTTACCTCATCCTCTCGGAGTTTGCGTAACACTGCATTTACTAATTCTAAATAATTCATATCTACCTCAAAAAGGGATTGGATAAATCAAAACCCTCTACAAGCTCTGGGTCTGTTAGTTGTATATTGACAAGTCTTGCTTGCTCAGGTGTTATACCACCACTTGCTCCTGCGCCATATAGTCCGCCTAGTGATGAAAATAAACCAGAAAAGTCTAAATCAGGGAAGTTAAAACTAGGCGCATCTACGTCAGGCACAAGGCCTCTAATATCCCTACCTACTCCACGAACAACTGGTGCTACATCTTCCTTAACGAAGTCTTCAGCTTCACCATAAACTTCCTCTATAGTTCTTCCAGTATCACGAACAACATTAGCCACAGGGTCTACAGCTTCACGGATGTCTCTGCCAGTTTCTCTCACTACAGGAGCTACGTCCTCTTTAACGAAGTCCTCTACGGTGTCGTAGGCTTCTTCAATATCCCTGCCAAGCTCCCTAACTGTAGTGACGGCAGGTTCAGCAACTTCCTTTACTTTATCTTCTAGTGCTTCCCAATCTTCTTTATCTGTAGGCAAGGCTCTAATAATCTGGTCTGCCGCTTTAATAGTTGGTTTAATAACATTACTGTTTAACGCACTAGCTCCTGCAACTATCATATCACCTATCTGCTCAATGAACTCAGGAGTGTCTATATCAAAACCTGCACCATCAGGAATTAAGTCACCAAAACCACCACCGTCTTTAATGTATTCTAAAGCAGCTGATTTAAGACTACCTTCTAAACCCTCACCCTGTAACATTTTGTCTGCAAACTTAACAGTGGCTTCTGCAATGTGGTCTGAATTATTAAAAGCCCAATTACCTATAGCATTTCCTACAGCCCCCAAATCAGAGGTTACTGACAGTGAGCTTTCAACAAAGTTTTGCACAGTTTTTACAGGACTGTCCATACCGTTAAGGTCTAACGCTTTAGTGACGGCAGACATCACATCACCATCCTTAACGTCATTAACCAAGTCAACAGTTTTTTTAATATTTTTAACAGTTGAAGGGTCTAAACCTGTAGCCGCCCCTGCAATAGCACCTAGTGCATTACCCGCTACAGTTTTAACACCTGTTTCAATTAACACAGGAATAGCTTGATCTATCAAAGATGGCGTATTATCGTAATAATCGTATTGACCTGTATTAGGGTTGTAGCGATAGCCTTTGTACATAGTCTGTTCGTAAACTGGCTCTAAACCTTGCGCACGTAGCATATTAGCTGTCTGAGCATCCTGTAGCTCTGTAAGTCTGCCAAGACCGCCTGCACGTACACTTGTACCTAAAGAGGTTTCTATAAAGCCTTGGTTCTGACGTTCGTCTTGAAATTTATCTTCACCAATACCAAACTCAAAACCTCTAGTCTCTTCAGTGGTCTGTCGAGCATCACGAATACCTTGAGCTAAATCATCGCTAACACTAAAAGGATTTCCGCCTAGACGAGCATCTTCAAGCATCTTTGTAGTTACTACAAGGTCACCTACACTGCGAGTACGAGTATCAGGTGTTGTACCTGCCGCTTGATTGTAAGCCTGTTGGAACGTATTAAATTCATCTTGCGTTAAACGACCAGAACGTAACGCATCACCTGCTGTACCGTAAGCGTACCGACCGCTAGACAAATCATTAAGCATCCCCTGTAAAGGGCTTGTAGGTTTAACACCAGTCTTTACAGCAACCTCTTGTTGAGGCTGTTGGTTAACAATCGCTAAAGGGTCTTCTTCATATAACATCCCTTGACGACCGATGTTAACATTTCGATTAGGTATAGTCATCTATATCACCACTTAACTTTGAACTGCACCGCACTGAGGACAGTTTTTATAATACCTGCCGTCTTCGCCTTTAGTTACCAATTCTTGCATGACCAATAACCTGCTGTTAATTTAGATTTCTTTTGGTCACATTTATGTCGTGCGTTAAAAGACTTCTTTTTATCAGCTTGGTTCTTTTTAACACCTTGTTGACCAAAGCGAATAGTCTTAACTTTATCACCCTCTTTAGCCACAACAACGTGAGACTTCGTAGGATGGTTAGGCGTACGTTTAGGCTTATTGTAACCAGAGACACCTGCACGTTCTAATCTACTGTCTTTTTTAGTAGGCACACTAGCCTCCTTGAATAATATCGTTATGTTCTATAACACTAACAACAGCTGTCATAGGCTGACTAGCACTAATCTGAATGTAATCACCTTCACGCATTGTTACAAACTCGTAGTAGTCACCACCAATCTGAAAGAAGTCTTTAGCTGATAACGCATGGTCATCAAAGAACGTGAATGTTGTAGCACTCTCTGCGTTGTAATACGTTACATCGAACGTACCATTACTACCACTGACATTACTAAGCCACAGCATCTTCCACTCTGCACGTTTACCATCAGGCACTGTGTAGATAGTCTGTAAAGATGTTGTAGTTGTTAGTGCGCTAGACTTCTTAATCATTTACGTTTCTTCCCACTAGCTGTAGTAGACCACTTGACACGCTTGCTACTGGTTTTCTTCTTAGCCATCTTCTTCTTTTCTTCAGCAGACATCTTGTTAGCTACAGCTTTAGGACGGCAAGCAGGATAGGGACGCTTAGAGCCTTTAGCACTACTACGCCCACACTTCTTACCTGTCTTAACATCAACCCAGTCTTCAGCGAACCATTCCGTCAGACCACTCTTGTTTCGTTTAGGCATTAGTATTCACCACCACGTTTCTTGTATTCACGTACAAGCCAAGCGTTAGCAT